GATCTCTGTGGAGGACATCGGATTCGGCGATCTGGACGCGGCAGGAAAGATCAATATCTTAGATGAAATGAGAAAGAAGTTCGCATATGACGACGGCGACCAGCCCATGTTCTTTATCCATGCGATCAGAATTCTCTGCGCATGCACGAAGGACCGCTCCAGTGATTATTTAAAGAATATCATCATTAAAGAGGCGGCCATGGGCAAAGTACCGGAGATCCTGGATGTGGCGCTGGACAAGCACACAAGGCGCGGCCAGGAGATGGGACGCGGTTCAATCCATTTCTTTGAGGAAGGGGCAAAGGTGATTCCACAGCTTGACGTGGATAACGGATATAAGGAGCGTTACAGAAAGATCCTGGAGAATTACGACCCGTCGAAGGCGGTGCCGGGAGCATTTGTTTACAGTTCGGGGAGAGATTAGTATATAGGGTTTTTGGAAGGAAGCAGATGGCGGGAATGGCCATCTGCTTCCTTTTGATTGATATTTTGGCTGCTATCGAATATAATAAAAGTTATATTAAGTGAGGGTTAGGCATGAGAAATACAAGAGTGGTTCTTTCCGATGTTAAGCTGGAAAATTTAAAAACCGATTGCAAAACTCGAAAAGGCCAGAAAGTTGTAATTGGAAATAAAACCTATTTTAAATGAGATTATAGGCACTTGGCCGGATTTGACATATGCACGTAATTTGTATATGCCAGTTCGGCTATTATAAAATAAGAAAGGATAATTCAGATGGAAGAAGGCTACTATGAAATCAACCAAATGCGAAAAAATTATCCGGTCAAGGTGGTTCCCCATGAAAATATTGTAAATGACGGGGCCTACGTTGCGCAGCACTGGCACAGAAGTGTGGAGATCGTTTTGGCCAGGGGCGATGGATTCAAGCTGTGGGTGAATGGAATTACGAGAACCATGGGGGATCTGGATCTGGCCATTATTAACCACGGAGAATTTCACAGCTTTATGGCTTTTCAGGGAGAGAACCAGACGGGCTGTTCCATTCTGATTTCCTATACCTTTTTAAAAGAGCTGAATCCGGGTATTGATCTGGCGTGGTTTGAAATCAGCGGAAGAAAAGAGGTCGGCGACAGGCTGCGCAGCGTCATGATGCGTATAAGGGAAACGTACCGGCAGGAGGGGGAGTGGTACAACCTTATGATCAGGAGCAGCGCTTATGAGCTGATATACCTGCTGTTTACAGAGTGTATGCTGGATAAAGACAGCAGCCATATAAAATCCATGAAATCAGGTGTGACTGTGCAACGTATTTGACAAAACCGAGATAACACGGGACGACCCGAGAGACGGCGGGAAAACCTTGTATTTATGCGGGTTTTAGGGAGATGACAAGAGAATACTTTGACAAAAAGGATGCGAGCGACGCTGAGAAAATCGGTGACGCTCTTTTTTTGCGCCCTACACTCTTGAGACGGCAGTTCAACGGACAATCCCGTCTTTCACGTAATACCCGGAAAACCGCGTCAAACCGTCGTTTTCAAGGCGCAAAAGAGCCGCTCGGCGCGTCCCGGAAGTCACAGCAGCGAACCATGAGGACGGCCTTACGGCCCTTTGCTGTAGTATATCAGATCGCCCTCCGCATGTCGAGAGGGCTTGGCGTGCTAACGTAGCGTTACAGCGTGCGAAAAATGTACAAAAGCGTACATAAATAGGCTGCTATGCCGCCGATCGACGCGATGGTAAGCGTTATTCAGCGTTACTCAAGGCGTTCTGGCGTTTCCTGAATGTCACTTTTTAGTACGAGGATAGCGCCAAAGCAAAGTGACATTTTTATTAAAACCCCAAAAATGTGTCACATTGCTTTATTTATGCGGTTTTTCGGCCTTTTCTGTTCGTAGCATGAGGTATGAAGCAAAGTGACAAAAAAATGATTAAAAAATTAATCAAACAAGACAAAAAAATTAAGCAATTTCATTGATGGATTTATGATTTCTTGTGCGGTTCTCTTTGTTGTTCTCGTCGAAGTATGTCCAATATATAGATTCCTTTTCCCTTTCTACAAATTCCTTGTATTTGAAGTAACTGAGATTAAAAAGTTCCTCTCGATGTGACGGAGGTAAGAGACGAAACATTGCAATAAGGTCTGTCTCTATAGGCGATAAAGGACTACCATCGCAAGTAAGCCCTTGTTCTTGCTTAAATGTATCTAAATGTAATGATTCTCCATTTGGAGATATCTCTGAATCGCTACCAAAGACAAGATAATCTAATGATACTTGTAGATATTCGGAGACAGAAATGAGCTTATCAAGGCGAGGGCTTTGTTCGGCCCATCGCTTAATAGTACCATTACCGAGGCCACAATCGCGCTCTACACGTCTGAAATTGAGCCCTTTTTCTTTAATCTTTGATTCGATTCGATCAACAAGCGTAGACATAGTATTCCTCCTCAAA